TGATGTGTAGCCATTTATAACTCCTTATCGTTAGCTTCGTTAGTTTCTTTAATTTTTTCAGCTTTTTTAACAACTGCTTTTTCATTTCCTATAGTAAAACCATTTTTCTTAAAATGCTCTACATGGTCTTCTGAACATTTTATAATAGTTTCGCCTTTTTTCATAGTAACATTTTTAGCCATTATGCACTCCCTCTAGTAAATTCATAAACAACCCTTGCTGTTATTCTTACACCACCATAAGGATAAATAGTTCCCTCGTCTGATGATGCTTCTATTATTTGGGTATCTATTGCATTACCATTTCTAGTTATATCATTATCTAAAGTTTCTTCAACAACTTCTATAATTTGATTTCTAACAGTATCTATATTTGTTGTTGTGCCTTTACCAAAAGCAACTATTAAAAAATCTATTGTACCTCGATATGTTCCTGCTCCAGTATCGCCTATGCTTAATACTTCCCTTGTTTCATCACCACTTTGTATAAACATTGCAGGAAACTGGGCATCACTTAATTCTTCAACTTCAAAAGGTTCTCTAGTAATCTTTTTAAACTCAATAGGACTTGTTACAGCATCAAGTTTTGTGATTATATCACTAGCTATGTTTTCTCTTTTGCTCATAATTTCATTTCTTTAAAATAAAAATTTTGAAATTCTTTAATTATTTTATCTTCTTCTTTGTTACCTATAGCAAAAAAAGGTCTTGTTGTCTTTCTTTTGCCTACTCCAAAACTATCGTGATAACTTGCAATCTTTTCTCTTTCCTTATTAGCAAAAAATAATGTGCTTTTTAAACCACCAGTTTTAAAGTCTAAACTTCTAAACATTTTACCAGTATCTGTTAAATCAACAAAACCAGTTTGTCTACCTCGCTTTTTTCGGCTTCTCACAGTAGATGGAGCATATGACCTCATATTACCCCCATCTGGTAGTTTACCTGCTTGTGTTCGCTTTGTAATCATCAATATAGCCATGTTTGAAACTCTATTAAGTGATTTGGTTATTACTGCCTTTTGTTTTCTACTAATTTTCTTTAGTAGATTAGTTATTTCTATAGAATTTACGTTAACTTTTACATCAACTGACATTATCTAACTAACCTTAACTGATGTAATGATTCTTTTTCACTATCTGAAACAGTACCACCACCATCTTCATCATATTCAACACCATCTCTAAGAATAGCTTGAAATTCTTCTTCATATCTATCTCTATAGAAATCTATTTGAACTTGGAATGTGTCTTTGCCCTCGCCAGTATCTGGGTCTTTCCATTTAGTTAGAATTGGATAAGCATATTTCCATAAAGCTAAATAAACTACTGATTGTGTCCATTGTGAGTTTGTTAGCTTGCTATTAGTCATTTCAACTGATGTTACTTTGGTAATATCCTTATATCTGACTTGATGCCTATATCTTTCCCACCATTCTTCACGAACTCGTCTTAAAACATCATTTTCAGCAAATTGTAATTGATCGCCAAAATCGGTAATGCCAAAACCTAATATATCTGGTTGTATCTTTTGTAAATCGGTATTAGCAACTGCAAATTCAGATGTAGCCATTTACTTACCCTTTTTTTTAGATTTTTTATGTTTTGCACTTTTGTTGTTAAAAGAATCTACATCAATAATTGATTCTTCTTTTTTCCATTCATTATCTATTTTTGGTTCTGGTGTAGGCTCTACTTTAGGCTCAACATATAAAGACCAACCTCTTTTTGCCCATAATTTTTCATTTGGCTCATATTGTATTTTTAATCTTTCAATAATATCGCCTTTTTTATTTGATAGCTTTACAGTTTCCATCTTAAATCCCTTTAATAAAAGGGGTGGATTGACCACCCCATATATTATTAATTATTAAAGTGCAGAGTCTGCAGTTAATTTAACACCATAGCTATCGTGTAGTTCTCCTACACCATATACTGCTGTTGCTACAATTTCATCTGCTCTCAAACTTGCATCTCTTTGACTTTCAATCTTTAGGTCTTGCATCATAGCCATACCTAAAGCATCTTGAGAAAAGATTGCACCGATTGAATCATCTGAACCATCTACAGAAATATTTGAAGATTCAAAGACTTGGACACCTGCGATTTGACCTACAAATCCTGCTCTAAGTGCTTCGTTACCTAAATCTGGCATATTACCTGCACTACCAACAAATGTATTTGTTAGTTGTTTTTTGATTTGATACATGACCTTTGGGTGAAATACACCATAATAAGGTGCAGGAACATTTGCAGTCTTTAGTTTTGCAACTGCTTTGAACATTTCATCAATGGTAAGTTCGCCACCTGCAGAACCTTGACCCTCTGAAAAGCCAGTAAATAAAGCTGACAAATCTGTATCAACTTTTTTTGCGATTGCTTCACCAAATAACCTACCAATATCTCCTGCAACATTTCTTGATGCTGAATTTCTTGCTAAGTCTGTTAGTGTTGTCATAATACCAACTTCAGATGCTGTAATAGTAACTGAACTTGGGTTTATAGCTGTGTTTGAAAGGTCTGATGCTTCACTTACTGCTGATGCTGATACTACTCCATAAATCGGTACTTCTACTGATTTACCACCACCTACAATAGTGTAGTTTCTGACAAGGTTTCTCATTATTGATTGCTCATTTGCAACGAATAATGCTTCTGCAACTATCTCGGTGTATAGTTCCGAAATGGTTGAACTGGTTGTTTCACCTGACATATTTTAACTCCTTATAAATTTAATGTCATTTAATTGTTCAAAACAATCGTACTAGGTTTGGAATTTCTAATTTTTCTGTATTCAGAATATTTTTTCCTATCCGTTGGATTGTTCATATCTAAATCACTCAAATTTAAAGGTTTGTTGAGTTCTGACCTATCCACATTTGACACCGAGCCAGAACCACTAGGGGTAGCACTAACGAAGTGAGGGTTTTGTGTTAAGAACTCTTGAACCAATTCGTCTGTGGATAAAAGTTCACCCATTTTGTTATATCTTGCTAATCCAGATTTATCAAGTATTTCTACATTCCCTGATTCATTTAACTTAATATCGCTTTTTAAAAGTTCTACAACTTGGTCTGGATTAATAGCTTTATTCCTTGATGCTGATGATAATAAAGACTTGTTTATCTTAATATCTTTTAGCTGATTTTCTAAGTTTGTTTTTTCTTTATTAAACTCTTGGGTTCTTGTTTTAAGTATTTCCTCAAACTCACCCTTTTGTATTCGTTGCTTTTCTTCTAGGTCTTTTTGTGTCTTTACAGCATTTACAGCAATATCTAAATCTTCAACGCCCAGTTTCTTATACATAGACCCCCTTTCTTTGGCTAATCGTCTTTCAACAATGTTATTAACCTCATCTTGGGTAAATGTATTGGTTGGCTGTTCTTGTACTTGTGGTGCTTCTTCTTGAGTTTCAGCAGTTTGTTCTACTTGATTTTCTTCCATTTAAACCTCCATATTGGTAGTATCTTTATAGCATCTTCTTCTTTAATTTTCAACTAATCGTCATCTTCTGGTTCTAACCAATTATTATGACCCTCTTTCTCTGCTATCTCTGGCAATCTTAAAAACATTCTTTCATCATAACTAGCAAAATATAAAAATTCTTCATCATTTATTTGCCTACCTATTTCTCTAAATCTTTTATAATCTTTAACTGTGATAATTTTTTTTTCGACAATATCACCTGCTTCACCAATTATTTCTCTCATTTTAACACCTCATCTTCTAAAAATTGAATAAATTTTGGGTCTACAAGTTGTTCTTTACCCATATGATATAAGCTAAAATTTTCTGCAAACCATTCTTGAACGTCTTGAGTTGAATACCTTGTTGCACCCTTTTTGTAATACATACCCTCATCAAAAACTTTATTAGTTAATTTTTCTTCTATTGGTGGTTGTTCATATAATGGAATACGTTTAGGTCTATTTTTTAATTGATGTACTGTATGTGCAAATTCGTGATAAAGAACATTTCTAAATTTATCAAATTCATCATCAAAATAATAAAAAGCATTATGTGGTCTTACCCAAGTATCTGGTTTTTTCTTTCTTTCTTTAGTTACACTATCTCCAATTTTAAACTTTTTCCCCAAGTCGGCTTCTCTTTGATAGTAACCTTTACCAGTAAAAGCATTTCTAAATACTTCTGTGTCTCTATCCACATTGTTTTTATTAAAATACTTTGGGTTTATTTTTAAATTCCCATCACCCATTGACATTAATGCTCTACCCTTTGCAGTAACAGTAATAGACCTTAATTTTGGAACATTATATAATTCTGCTAATTCATCTAATTCTTGCATAACTGCATTTAATTGACTTGCTATTTCATTTTCTAGTTTTTCAACCCCAGTAACCTTACCAACATTTGTTTCATTAAATCTTGAATTTCCTACTGGTGGGTATCTATCATCTTTTGCATTTCTAGTAATTTGTTTTTGTAATTGGCTTGATATTAAACCACTATCCACAAAATTAAGTTCTTGAGAAGTTAAGGGGTTTTTTAATGATGACCTTTGACCTCTTCTTATTAACTCTGGTTCACTTTCCTCAACTACTGG